AGACGGCGGAGTATTATGCGCTGGAGCAGGATGACGGGCTGACAATGAACCTGGCGGTGAACCCGCTCCTGCAGTTCGGGCTGGAAGAGACGAGGGAGGAGCTGTGCAGGAATATACTGGCGGACATTTCCGTGGTGAATTATGTGCCCTTCGATTCCAGCACCATAGGGAATCCGGCTCTGGACCTGGGAGATGTGTTGGTCTTCACGGGCGGGCAGGCGGACGGGGAACAGATTGCTTGCATCACTTCCTCTAACTGTAAAATTGGCGGGAAGCATACGCTGAAATGCGTAGGGAAGAACCCGCGGCTGGCGCAGGCGAAGTCAAAGAATGACAAGAATATCTCCGGGCTGCTGAACCAGATTGAAGCTGGGAAGATCGGTATCCATACGTTCACGAATGCCTCTGCGTTTACGGTGGCGGAGACGGATGTGAAGATCATCACCATTGAGTTTGCCACAAGCGAGGATAACCACGCACAGTTTTTTGGTTCCGTCATCGTGGATGTGGAGGCGGATGCGGTGGAGCGGACGGCATTGGCAAAGGGGGAAGTGGTCATCCCGGCGGCCGGCGGTACGGAAGCAGGGACAGATGAGGCGGAGCAGGCGCTGGAGGTGGAGCTGCCTGTCGTCTGGTCTGAGGACGGGCAGGCGGCAGCGCATTTTATGTTTGAGTTCAATGATTCGGTGGTGGCGGTTCACCAGCCGGAGGAGACCTGGCATTCCGGGCGGCACACCATCCTTCTGTACTACCCCATTGAGGGCGTGGTGGCAAACTATACAAATGTGTTCAATGTGTATATGCGGATGGGCGGCGGCACGGGCACGGTGGATACCGGTTCGTGCATTGCCAGCATCAGCGGGCAGTCCATGGGGGCGCAGTCCGCATGGGACGGGGAGATCAAGGTTGAGGAATGGGTCGGCAGGGCGGCCATGGCGGCGGCATCCGGGCAGTCCCGGCCAGCGGCGGGATCGGGATGGAGATTGATGAGACTATGAAGCAGGGATGCAGCGATGTGGTTCCTGGCAGGGCAGCGGTCGGCGCATTTGCAAGGCCGGTGGAAATGGAGGTTTGATATGAAATTGAAAGGGAACATGGTGATTGAGCTGGTGGATGGGAATACCGGTGAGGAGGAGCGCATTGAGGAGGGCAACATGGTCACCAATGCAGTGAATGACATCCTGGGGCTGAACCCGATGGGGATATTTTATGCGGTTGCCGGGGAGTATGACACGCACCTGCTCTGGAATGACAGGCTGCTGCCCATCTGCCCGAACATGGTCGGCGGCATCCTGCTTTATTCTGACCCATTGGAGGAGGATGCGGATAATATCTACCCGTCCACGGCGAAGCTGCCGGTGGCGTATGCCGGCAATGATGTGAACGCCACGGCGAATGTGGCGAGGGGGAGCCTGAACCTGACGGAGAGCAGGGCATTGGAGGACGGGTATAAGTTTGTCTGGGAGTTCACGCCGAGCCAGGGCAACGGGACGATCGCTGCCGTGGCGCTGACTTCCGCCCTGGGAGGGAAGAATGCATACGGCAGCATGGACAGTTCCGCGACTTCTTTCCTGCAGGTCATGGAGACGAAGCTGGAGGAGCAGACGAAGGAGGAGCTGGCGGAGCTGTACAGCGCCGTTGAGGTGGATTTTGGGAACAACCTGATGTACAGCCTGACTTTTGTGGACCAGTCAGTGGTCGTGAAGAAAAAGAGGCTGCCGGTCTTTACGGTGGGGCTCAATGACAGGCTGGACGATACCACATGCACCCTGCTGGAGGAGACGGCCATCCCCTGCAGCACCTTCAAGTTCCAGGGCAGCTATACGCCTTACGGGGATTTCCTTGACGGGCATGACGGGTACTGGTACGGGTTCTCCAATTCCGGGAATTCTTCCGGGAATGCCACGGTGTACTGGGTGAAGATAAAGAAGGATGACCTGTCCATGACTGAGGGCGTATGGACGCTGTCCAATGTCTGCATCAGGACCCTGGGCAGCTTCAAGGTTGACACTTATGTGGAGAGGTCATCCAGGGGCGTCATCCGGGACGGGTATCTGTATACGCCCGCTTATGACAATACGGGCATTTATAAGATCAATCTGGGCAATGTGGCCGATGTCACGCTGATACCGTTCGGGTTTACATCCGCGGGCAAGTCGCAGACCGGTTCCGGCACCTGCTCCAATTACCTGCTGATGGTGAATGACCTGATCATCGGGTGGGATTTCCAGGTGAAGCCGGATGACACGGTGGTGCAGACGGCAGGGGGAGCAAGGTTCACGAATGTGGCGACGCCGCTGTTCCAGTATAAGGAGTTCCTGTTTGGCTGGGGCGGGAACTATGGTTCTGATTACAGGATGGCGTACCTGGCCATGCCTTATCTGGCGAGCATCAACAACCTGGGGTCTGCCGTGGTGAAGAATACGGATAAGACCATGAAGATTACGTACACGCTGACAGAGGAGCCGTGACAGGCTCCTGCGGGTAAATAGATATCATCTGGATACAGGGCTGTCTGCCGTCTGGCGGGCGGCCTTTTATCATACAAAAAATTTCAGAAACGGAGGGTTTTGACATGAAGGAATTTTGGAACACGGTCCAACTTATTTTTGCGGCTGTCGGTGGATGGCTCGGCTGGTTCATTGGAGGCTGTGACGGGCTGCTGTATGCGCTGGTCGCGTTCGTTGTGGTGGATTACATCACGGGGGTGATGTGTGCCGTGGCGGATAAGGAGCTGTCCAGCGAGGTGGGGTTTAGGGGCATTGCGAAGAAAGTGCTCATTTTCCTGCTGGTGGGGGTTGCGAACATCATTGACGTGCAGGTCATCGGCAGTGGCTCTGTGCTGCGCACGGCGGTGATTTTTTTCTATCTCTCCAATGAGGGCGTGAGCCTTCTGGAGAATGCGGCGCATCTGGGGCTGCCTGTCCCGGAGAAGCTGAAGGACATCCTGAGGCAGCTCCATGACAGGGCGGAAGACGGGAAGGGGGATGAGTGAGCATGAGGCTGGTGGAGAGTTTCATGACTAAGAATCCATGTTATGCGGCGGGGAGGAAGATCACGGTAAAGGGGCTGATGCTCCATTCCGTTGGATGCCCACAGCCGAAGGCATCCGCATTTATCAGTTCGTGGGACAGCCCGTCACATGACAGTTCCTGCGTCCATGGGTTCATTGACGGGGAGGACGGCACAGTGTACCAGACGCTGCCTTGGAACCATAGGGGATGGCATTGCGGAAGCGGCAGCAGGGGCAGCGGGAATAATACCCATATCGGGGTGGAGATGTGTGAGCCTGCGTGTATCCGGTACACGTCAGGCTCAAATTTTACCTGCTCTGATACAGCCGCGGCAAAGGCGGTGGCGGAGAGGACTTACCGAGCGGCGGTGGAGCTGTTTGCCATGCTCTGCGGGAAGTATGGGCTTGACCCGTTGGCGGATGGTGTTGTCATCAGCCATAGGGAGGGCTGTGCCAGGGGCATTGCCAGCAACCACGGCGACCCGGAGCATCTGTGGGCACAGCTTGGCCTGGGATACACGATGGACGGGTTCCGCAGGGCGGTCAGGGCGGCAATGGCGGGCGGTCCTTCAGGCACGGATGGCTATACCAGGATCATGGGGAGAGCCGAAGCAACGGCGGAGCAGATGGAGGCGTATCTTAAAGCGAAGAATCCGGAGGCGGCGCAGTCTGTCTTTGACATGATCCCGCTGTACCTTTCGGAAGGAGAGGCGGAGGGCGTGAGGGGCGACATTGCATTTGCGCAGTCCTGCCTTGAGACCGGGAACTTCGAGTTTTTCGGCTCTGCGGTTACTTTGGCGCAGAATAATTTCTGCGGCATGGGCGTGACGGGGAAGGGCGTGAAAGGGAATTCCTTTGACACGCCACAGTTTGGGATCCGGGCGCAGGTGCAGCATCTGAAAGCCTACGCTTCCATGGAAGGGCTGAAGAATGCCTGTATAGACCCACGCTTCAAGTATGTCGTGAGGGGCTGTGCGGAATATGTGGAGTGGCTTGGGCAGAAGGAAAACC